ACCTTTTAATTTTTTGCTTTTTGGTACATCCAATAGGCATCTTCTATGAAAAACCCCATAGTGGTAGTTGCAGCCCCAATTCCTCCGCCTATTACGCACGCAGGGATACTCTTTCCACCTGCCAATCCGCCTATGCATCCGAAAAATGCAGCACTAAGGGCTTGCGATAACATCAACATTGGGCTTTGGTAATTATAATCAGTTTCTACAACGCTAGGCCCAGAGTACTCTTCAATTGTGCAGAGACCATATGTAGCACCACTCACTCTTTTGAATTCGTCAAAAACCAAGTTTCTCATTGGAAAAGCTCCGGATGGTCATTTCTTATGATGCTATACATGATCAGAAATGGACCCATTTCCTCCCAAGAAGCCCCGGCGTCTATACGCGCCTGGAACTCGGGAGGAAGCGAGCCATCCGCAGGGAGTGTAATCGACATTGAATCGTGAAAATGGACTATCGGCCCTTCTGTATGCGTATAATCTGCTGTAACACAAGCCGCTCCCGAAATTCTATCTAACAAATCTGTCTTTAATAACCGCATAGCACCTCCCATATGAATGTTTTAACGATATCACAATGGGAGGGATACGCAAATTTATTTTTTGTAGTCGAGTTTCTTACATTAGAACAGGATGAGATTGACTACTACAACTATTACTACTACTTCCCAGAAGCTCATTTTAAACCACTCCTGCAAGTCTGTTAGCCAATTGATCTGACTGAGATTGAAGCTCAACAACCTTTTTCACAGGCTCAAATTCACCTAGGATGACAGATCCAGCTTTATGCATGTCTATATCTCCTCTCTCAATAGCTTCATCATTATATAAAGCTGTATCAAGATCTATAGAAGAAGGAAGCAGGCTTAAAAGCCTCCTGAGTACGGTTTTCTTAGCCATAGCTTCAAGATCTGTTACCCAAGGACCTACCGTTCCCCCTTCAGATTCTCTATCCTTCTTTGCAGTTGAGCAACGTGCTCTTATAGCATGTACTTCTTTCATACTCATAAAATCAAATTGCTTGTATCCATTTTTATGGATAGCTACCGCATAAACCCCAATCAAAGTTCCCCTATCTTCACCTATACAAGGTTCATGTTCTATTCCAGGATCACTTCCTCTTTTATAAGAAAACTTATCATTCGAATAGACACAAGCCGTTTCAAATGCGGTCATTCTTTCTGACCTAAAACTCAACTCTAACATTCCTCGATACCCCAACATCGTTGTGCACTCTTCAACTCCGGCTTTGGAGTTCCAGCGCTTTACTAAATAAATCCTTCCCGATATACCAGGCTCGAGTCCAAGTTGAGCGCATGACACAATGCTAGCACAAAACGATTCAGGAGTACACATACCCAATTGATCATTTCTTTTCATTTCTAACCAAAAGAGTTGTACTAATCTATCCTCTCGTAGAGTTGTTATTCCGGGCAATGCGTGTCTTATGCGGTCTTTTATCTTTAAAAGCGCGCTATATGACGTCCTCAAGTTGGCTTGTACTAATTCTTGTTTGCTATTACTGCTCATTTTTAAGCTCCTCGTTGTTTTTTAAAATAAATCGTCTTGACCCATTACAGGTTTTTGTGTAATTAATGTATTCATCTGGTTTTTCCTTCTTAAATCGCTCTGCATCAAATCGCACAGAGGGCTTGGATTCTTTCCATGTAGCCGATATTTTACCAGTTTTATCAACCAAAGTATCTTTATTTCCCATAAAAACTTTGATTTTATCAAGCATATTTTCCCTTTTGCTTAGGAGCGACTCAATGGCCAAATTCAGCTTTTCTAGATCATTCAGGCAATCTTCAATTTCCGAAGACGCCTCAATTGATTCTTTTTCAGCTTTAAAGCCATTCAGGCTGATTACCTCAGAAGCCGTCTTTGCAGCTGGAGGGTAGTTATTCACCACCAAGCTCCAGAAGTCGCGCTCCCTTTCTATAATCATTTCTTCCAGCCTCATATTGCGTTCTATGACGTAATACCTGAAGTCCACGCCTCTTATTAGAACAGCAATATAAGCCTTTGAAGCGCCAGTTATCGCCATATAATGAGCTAACTGAACCAGATAATGGTCGGGAATTTCATTGCTTCCATTGGCTCCCCATCCCCTATCACTTGAGGCCGTCTTAGCTTCGAATACAGCGTTTTCCGAGCTGATCCACCCATCTATATGCCCCCCAATGAAATTGTGCTCTGGATGCTCGTCGAATTCGTTCTCGTGGCTAATCTTGAGACCGGTTTCATGTTCGAACCAGGCGCGAATGGCTGGCTCTAGAAAGTTACCTGCCTTCACATACGGATTGTTCGATATGTCCTTAGCTTCTATCTGGCCGGTTTTTTCGTGCCACAAATCAATTTGATTCCTATAAGGTGACAGGCCAAGGATAATGGGGGCATCCGAACCCCCAATGTAATGGATTCTATTTTCCAATTGCTCTTTAGTTAACATTCCTACTCCTACACAGCTAAGCGCTTTTCGGCTGTTACGAAGTCGCTCACGATTAAGCTTCGAATTTTCCTTTTACAGAAAAATTCCTGTACCAACATCGCCATAAAAACTATAAAACTCACTGAGGCTATTGCAGTGACAAAAATGCACACCACAATAAACAACGCCATAATAAAAAGTAAAATATCCATTTTGGTCTCCTTTAGTTTTGGAATTGCCAGTCATCTTTCCAAGAATCAGCTTCGTACCAATATCTGGCCTCTTCATCTTCTTGTCTTTGTTGTAAGAATTCTCTATCGTCATCTAATAAATGTTCCATCATTTAGTAATCTCCCTGATCTTCGTACATATACATATCAGCCAGCTGGCGCTCATCTCCCCTTTCGTCTTGAGCAGGGTATAACCAAGCTAGAAGCTCTCTTTGATACTCTCTTATTTTGCGATTCGTTTCTATCTTGTCTTTATCTTCAGTCATGTTCAGCTCCGGTTATCAGTAAGGCACAATTGCCTGACTTAAGGACATAGTACAAAACCGTAAACGATTTGTCAATACGTTTTAAAAGAAAAAATAAAAAAATTTTGTAGTTGACCAGACTATATTGTTGCTTTACAATGACGCCAGGCCATCTGAAAAATGAGGAGGATATATGGACCCAACAATTAAAAGTTACGCTGAAAAGATAATAGAAGAAATGGAAGCTAAGCGAATTGCTAAAATGAACAAGGCCAAAATAAAGTTAGTAAGCGCAAGATTAACCCCCGCTCAATATGACGAGCTCACGAGAAGATGCTCTGCTAATGGATTAAAAATTAGTAAGTTTTGTGAAGAGGCTTTGTTGATAGCGATGAATGGTTTGCCTGCATAGATTAGGCCCCTCCCTGCCCCAACCGGAGCTGAACCCTGAAGGACAGAGAGGTCTGTTTTTTTACTACACCCGAAGGACCCTTCATGTAGGTTTTAAGGCGTAGTAGCTTTAGTGTAATATATTAGTTTGAAAATTAAAAGGTAATTTATGAAAGAAGAACAACAAGATGATTTTTTTATGCCACGAATTATACCGGAGACTCTAAGAGATGCAACAGCTTTGGGACTGTATACCTATCTTATATTGGAAAAGATCGATTCCATACCGTTTCCGAGCCTAACGGCTCGTCATTTTCCTGAGACTTCCGCCAATGAAATTGGGAGAGCTATAAGAGTTTTAATGGATTGTAATTTGGTTACTTATTGTCAGGAAGAGCATTTTATAACGGTATTAGACGGATCAGAATACAAAGCACCTAACAGAAATTAATAAAAGATTTTCAAGCTTGGCAAATTGTTCACACCGCCAAGCTTGATACGAGACAAAGATAAATGATAATAATACCTATACCGACAATAAGGAACCAAAGGATAAAAAGGTTCTCACTAACGATAAGGAGATTTCATGTTACTTCGTAACGATCTTAGTGTCAACACCTTAACTTCCTTATCAGGAAAAAAAAATCATTTCTGTGCCATCTGGCTAGATAGCGGCTAAATTTAAATTTCAACCAAAGAATTTATTTTTAACCTATCCGAGGAAATAGCCGTGAAAGAACACAACATAGAAAAATTTATTCCCGATCCAGCTCATGATTTTGACGGACGGGAACCGAACGAATTTCATCCATATTACATGACCCCTACCTTGGTAGCCCAAGATTTGCTTGACCCCTATGCATTCAGGATATGGTCATACCTTCAAAGTCTTCCGCCTGACTGGGACGTTAGAAAGGAGCAGATAAAGTCTCATCTAAAAATCAGTGAGAATGTTTACACACGGAGCATGTCTTTACTCAAACGGTGTCGGTTAATTGAATACAGAAATTATAAGAATTCAAAGAACCAATTTGTTAGAACCAAGATTAGAGTTCTTAGCGGGAAAGATTACATAAAAATGGAAGATCTAGATAAGATTTATCCACAGGAGGAGAAAAAAACCACTCCCATGAAATCCATTGTAGTGGAAGAATCGGTCGAAATTTCCCACTCCCATGGATTCCATAGCAGTGGAAATCCATACGTATGGAAACCGACCCCCCTTACAAATAATATAGATATACAAAATATAAAAACTACTACTACTGATCAGGTAGAAAAAAATAATCATCCACTAAAGGGGGATATAAGCACAGTCCACAGTAGTAGTCGTTTAGTTTTTGATCTGAGTTGTGTTAAGAAGTTTGGGATTGAGGAAAGACACATAGAGCAGCTCATGGACATGGGGATACCTCACCTAGCTATCCAGGAGTCCATGGAGAATTTTTCGAAGCACATGTCCTACGATGGATTCTCAGCCAAGATACAAAATCCGGTCGCTTACTTCATGGGAACCATGCGACGAGCAAGATACTACTCAGCTCCTATGACTCAAAAGCAAAGCGATGCCGACTATGAAAAACGAATTGAGCGGCAAGAGGAGATCCGCCGCTCGCGTGAACTCGCGGCTCAAGCGCATGATGAGAGGTACGGGATCTCGCTAGATGATTTAGCTGATAAGCTTAAGGAAGCCCCAAGGCATATAGCGAGCATTCTTTCGAGCCACGTTAAGATACTGGACCCTAATACCATGCAGGAACGCGCAGGATGCGTTTAGAGGAAAGATTTATGTATAGGTAATGCGATGGTAGCCTGATAATATGAAAGTGTCTTAGAAGAGATTGTATTAATTTTTTGAACAATTAAACGAAAGGAGGCAAAATGGAACCAAGAACAGGATGGGAAGAAGGTGGCATTTATCGACGAGCGCACAATAAGGCAATCAAGAAAGCTTCAATAAGCTGGCTTACTTCACTGGAGGAAGAAAGCGACGCTTACGAAAAGGCTTTTCAGAAGGAAGTTAACAAGATAATCTCACGAGGCGAAAAGTATGAAGCCCTAAAAGCCAAAGGTCGGGAAGATAGGCGACTAGCACGAGAAGAGCGGGTGGCAAAGTTTAAGAAAGAGGAAGAAGAAGCCATCGTGAAAAAAGCTTTTGAGCATAAGGTTAGCGCTATGATAGATTCTGAGCTTGAACACTTTCTAAAATTGGAAGAAGCTAAGCAAAGTGACTTCATTGACCAAAGGGAAGATTTTTGGGATTATAACGTTCTGCGATTTAAAAATAGCCAAAAGAACAAAAAATTAGGGGAGCAAAAATGCGAGAGTTAGAATTTTTCGAAGCCCATGAGGTTTCAGGTGCCGGGGATGTCTCTATCGATTACTTCGTGAGTCTGGACGATGAGGAAGATGGGCGTAAAAGTATGTCAGTCTTCCTAAAATTCACCGGCGATGCAGAAGAAGATCTTATTATGGCGATTGATTCTCTCTTTTTTTGAGATTGAGGCATGATGAAGCAGTTCTTCAAGCGGAAATTTTAAGCTGGTTTTCCATCCAATACCCTCACCTCGATGGGCTCCTGGTGGGGTATCCGGGTGGGATTAATTTAGATATCAAAACCAGATGTCGAATGAAACGAATGGGACTGAGGGCCGGATTCCCCGACCTTCAGCTGATGGTGTCCAAGAAGCTCGACGACCATTTGCACGTTGATACCATGGGCGCCTGCACGCGGTATACCCATAAGCAAAAGTTCTCTCATGGACTATTGATTGAGCTTAAGACGCCTAAAGGCATTGTTACGGCTTGTCAAAAGGATTACCATTCCAAATTACGTCAGCAAGATTATACCGTTGTAATTTGTCGATCGTTCGAAGAAGCTCGTGATCAAATCCAGTTCTGGCTGATGCGAGTATAGAATTGATGGCGGAGGACATCTCCGCCATGATGGATTCCCATTCGTTTTTCTTTATTAATTTCTTGGCCATTGACTTTCAAACCTCTTGCAGTAACCATCTTTCAATATTATGTGACTAAAAGCTTGAAATTCTGGATCTTGATCACATTTTTCAGGTTCATAATATGAAATTTCCGCACATCTTTGCCTCATAGATTCATATGCGCTAGCCTGATTGATATAGTTCAAACAAAAGTAGGAATGATGCATAAAAAGCTCAGCAAGGTTTTTATCGTCCATTTTTCCTTTTAGATCAACTAATGCTTTATGAATCTTTCTTAGCCTGCCACCTATCTCTTTAAAATCATATCCGTATTTATATCTTCTAAGTTTAACGCCTTTCTTTTTAAGAAACTGCTCGAACTCTTCTATTTTTTCAATAATCAACTTTCTGTCTAATTCCACGTCTACCACACTTTCTCGTCAACATATTTTAAGCATTCTTCTAACTTCTCTTGAGTCTCCTTCATAAGAAACTCAAGCCACTCTATTTTCTCCAAGGCGGTTAGCTTTTGGAGGTCTTCTTTTTTTAAATCTTCGTACTTCATTTTTACCTACTAAAAATTGTTAGCTATTTTAATTATTTCTTCTCTTTCACTAGAGAGCCTTTTTAAACTATTCACTAAAGCCTGCTTTTCAGATTTTAATAAAATGCAATCTTCATTTTTTAGACATTTATTTACTGTGCTTAGTCTCTTTTTAAGCTCTGATTCTACTCTTTCAAGTTGATACCTGTTCCACGAAGAAGTATGCGCGTATTCTTTCATCGAATCTATTAAAAGTTCGTAAGCTTTTTCAAATAGGCCAGCCGCAATTTCCTCCTCACCCTCTTCAAAATCCATTTCGCCACATCTCAGCTCTTTATCATAAATAGCCGATATAAGTTCCCACATAGCAGGAATCGCAAATTGATGAGCAAAGCTTCTTTGAAAAGAAGGAATTATACCTATTTCATCAGCTTGCTCTAGAATATATTCAATTTCATTTATTAAATTTGTGTTCATTTTCATTTCCTCATTTGCCCCTTTCGGGGCAGTTAGTTATCTTTATACTAGGGATTCACTATATTTTTTTTGTATCCAGAAAATCTCGTATTCTTGTTTTTTTATGGATTCCTTTATTTCTTCTATCCTTTTTTCATCTGCTCCATTTCTTGCTTCTTCCTTCAATCTTTCACATTCTTCCTCGCAGCTTCTTATAATTTTATTCACATCTTCGAAATCCATTTTATTTTTTGGTTGGGCATTTACTACCATCTTTGCAAAACTCATCATTTTTCAGCTCCTCGTTTTCTTGTTTCAGCACAATTGCTGTCACTTGAGATAATAATAACAAACGTAAACTTTTTTGTCAACACTTTTTGTAAACTTTTTTAAAATATTTTTCATTAACTACAAATTAGAGTAAGTTGAATCTATAATTATGATATAATATTTCTATTTAGGGAGATTTTTGTATGGAAGCTATCCGTAAAGGCTACGGCATGAAAGAAGACGAAAGGCTTTGTATCCGCTGCTATGGCCGAAAAAGGCTATATAAAGCTATGGGAGGCTGGAGCTTTTCTGATATGGGCGGTGCGTTAGCTGACTGTCCTATGTGCCTTGGCGAGGGTAAGATAAAGAAGGTGCCAGCTGAGGAGCTTTTTAAAGATGAAGAGAAAGAGGAGATAAAAGATGCCAAAAAAGCCAGACGAAAAGTGCCCAAAAAGTACGAAAAAGACTATTGAAGGTTCTAAGCTTACTTCTAACGGGCAGCCAATAGAGGAATTCGAAAGAACCAAAAGATTTCTCACGAAGCTCGTAAGTGAAGGGAAGCCTAAGAAGGAAAAGAATCCAAAAAGGGTTAATGCGCCTTATAATTTGGCAAAGAAAGAAGAGTGCAGAAAATACAGAGAAGAAGTTTTGGAATCTGCTAAGCCAAAGGCAAAAATGGGAGCCCCTACCCTATATAATGAAGAAATTGCCGATTACATTATCAATCGAGTTGCCTCATCAAAAGCAGGATTACACGTTCTATGCAAGGTCGATCCAAAGATGCCATGCCAGGACACAATCAATGAATGGCGTTGGAAATACCCTGACTTCTCCGCAAGATACTTGTTAGCTAAACAACATCAATCCCACCTAATGGCTGAATATTGTGAGGAACTTTCAGATGAGAAAGCTACCTATCTAGATGTCACAGGGCAAGAAAAAGTGGACCCTGGTTACATACAGCACCAAAGACTTCGCATTGATACGAGAAAATGGTACGCTTCTAAAGTTGCACCTGCATCGTATGGAGATAGAAAGTTAGTGGAAGACCTTAAGAATGATAATGAAACGATTAAAGCAGATCTAATGGCGATTAAAGCTGATCTAGATGAGAAGAATAAGAAGGAGTACTGATGCTGATTGATACCGCTTACGCATGCCTTTTATATTCAGCCTCTATTACCCTTGTTCTTTTTGGGGTGGCGTGCTTTATGTCTTTCATTAGTTCCTGGATTAGCGATAGAAAAATGGACAAAAGGATGGATGAATAATGCAAGATGATACCGTTTGCCCAAGAGAAGGACAAGAACCTTATACCCCTACTGATGAAGAAATATTGCACGCTACAGAACAATTTGAAGTATTAGATGACTCTAGATATGACGATGATTATATTGAGATGCACTCAACGTACTACAGGAATCATATGAGAGTTTTCAAATGGTTTAAGGAACAATATGAAATATATAAAGAATGTTTAATTCGGGCTTGGAGAAAAGAAACGATTCTCCTTGAAAGAATAAAATGGTTAGAGATAGAAAAAATAGAACTAGAAGAACAAGAAGAAATACTAATGAAACAAGAAATCATAGAAAAGGCAATTACCGCCATGGCTAAAGCCGTTGATGATTTAGAAGCGAAAAACGAGAAGATCCTAGCTCTGAGCATCGAGGTAGAAAAACTAAAGTTTGAGGTTAAAGAGCTCAATGAATATATAAAGAGTCAGGAGTATTGATGAATTGTCCAAATAACGCTTTAGAAGAACTGCAATTAAAGTATGAGCAATTAGCCAGCGCGATGGATCACTATAAGTTGATCATTTTTTTAATGCATAAACTCCTAGAAGAACTCCATGAAGCACACAGCGAGTCGAGGTTTAAGCTTTTAAAGGAAAAATTAGATTTTATGATGGACGAAGTTGAAAAATATCAATAAAAAATGAAGCTATCTAGATGGATGGTAGGAATGACCGATTTCTCAAAGGATGGATATGAAACCTACCTATCTTACTGTCCTTTTCATGAAGAGAACACCTCTTCTTTCTTTATAGATGGAAGAACAGGGCGATACTATTGTCTGAGTTGTGGAGAGTGCGGAGAAGTGGGTAACGTTATCTATCTGAGATATACAAAATGGCCAAAAATTGAATGGTAAACTAAAAATGAGACTAAAAGAATATGAAGCACATGAAACAGCAGGAGAACTTGGCAAGACCCTACTTAGAATCATAGAAAGTATACATGAGCTTGATGATAATCTAGCTTGGGCCATGGATCAAATAAGCGATGTAAAAGATAGTATAAAAGATATTGAAAAGTCTCTTGAGAAGGCAGTATTCCATGATTAAAGTCGGGACTTACGTGCAGTGTGCTCACCTCTTCTATCAATATGAAGAGATGCTTCACAAGAACTTAGACAGAAAGCCAAGTGATGAGGAGCTAGCCTGTGGGCTAAACATAAAGCCCCGAATGTGCCAAGCAATCAAACTGCGCTTCGATAAGCATGGGGTGGTTAAGCTGAGGCTCATAGTTGTGGCAGAGCGAATGGGCATAAGCGTAGAAAGAGTCAGACAGCTCATAGGTATTGGACTAAGACAAGTCAGACGACAGATAGCGGAGAATAGGAAAGAATGGCTATAGATAGGAAGCATTTTAGAAGTAATCAAATCTCACAAGCACGGGAAGAATGCCACGACCTATTAAAAAAGCTGAATAAGGTTTATACCTATGGAAGTAGAACCACAAATTCATACAATAGTATCTATAGCCATCTTCATAAGATACAGGAATTAATTGACTACGCATTTGACGTAAAAGTTAAAATCCGCGTTCAGAAAGACTTGAGGAAGGTTATAGAGGACGTGATGAAAATTGGATATGACGAGTTATGAAGAGAAAAATATTATACGAGGGGACAGGCTCCCAAAGGTATGTAAGAATATTTAAGCCAAACTTTGAGGATAGATACCGCCTGTTTCAGGTGCCTTGCAAAATTTCATACTTAGTTAATTTTAAAGATAAAGAGGAAACGATGACAAAGCAAGAAAAAATAGACGCCCTTAGAAAAGAAATGCGCCAAAAGTACGAGGCCTTTGACGAATCCCCTACTCTCAATCCTTCTGATATTGAGGATGCTAAATCTTGGATATCATTTCGGGCTGAGTGCGAGAATGAAGCCCATGTATCAGATATGTGCCACGAAATACCAACCAAGCTGGCTTACAAAATGTATGAAGACATTAACAATCGACCTGGTGAGTATGAAGTCTTCTGCTTCGTGAAACGTGTAGGCGACATAGATACGTCAGAAGCAGGTGAAGAGCGTAGAAAAAAAGTACATGAATTCAACAAGCAGATGCATAAATATGTTCAGGTTGAGCTTGCTAAGATAGAGCTCGAGTTTGCAGAAAAAGAAGCAACCCAATAAAGGAGAAAGTCATGGAAGATTACAAAGACGATGCAGTACATATAGACACGAAGTATGCCATTTTAGTAGCTAGAAGGATTATAACTGACTTACAGTTCCTAGATAAGGTTAGAGCGCCTCTTCGACCAGAACTCTACGAAAGGGAGCGTGAGAGTATACAGCAAGTTAAAAGTGGGATATCAAAGTTAGACGAGCTATTTGCGGGTATGAACTTCGCATGATGGCTTAAGGAGGGATAAATGGGCATGTTCTGTAACTGCGAAGACCGATACTTAAAACTATTAGAAGCCATGATGGACTACAGTTCCATTCAGCTTAAGATAGCAGAAGCTATCCATGAGATAAGAATATCCGTAGCAAGAATTGAGAAACATATGAAATTGGAGTGTAAAAATAAAAATGTTAACCAATGAAGAATTGAATTATGCCATTCAAGACAGAAGGTTAGATCAAGATCTAAAAGATTTTGCAAAGATGATATTGGACCAAGCAGAAATTATGAGGGAGATAGAAAAGATAGCTCATGAAGAAAATAACAAGCATAGATGAAATTGAAATGACAGGAACCCATGATGAAAAAGTAGTTAAGTTTTTACAGTTTATAGCTTTTGCTGTTATACAGGTAGATTATAAACTCGATAGAATTGAAGATGAACTGAAAGACTGGCCTAAAGACTATTCAGGTGAAGTATTTTAAATGACAAAAGAACATATATTCTCAATACCCATAAAAGACCTACCAGCCAGATTCCTTCTTGAACAGGCTAGGCGCGATGGAGATGAAAAGTTTTTACAGGAAATAAAAGACAGAGTAATTGAAGAGGATGCTATAGAAATTGAAGATTTAAATACCGAGATTGAATCTCTTGAGGAATATATAATTTTTTTAGAGAAGCGTCTTGCTAAGTTAGTCTCAGATAAAGATGAAAATTGACCTAGATAAAGAATCAATGGTCTCTGAGCTTCAAGGTAGCCTTCTTGAGTTCTGCAAAGTTTTCTATCCCCTCCTCACTGGGCGGGATTTTTATGGACAAGGAAGTTCGTAAGGAAAAATTAACAATGAAAATTAAGTCTGACAAAAACATAAATGATTTTCTGACAGGTATTGAAGTAGAAGATAAACTTAGAAAGCTAATTCTTTATGGATCACGTATTAATTTTTCGTGTGTTCAGATGCTGTCTAATCCACAATACCGAGATCTTACTGAAATTCTATTTAATCTTGAATTGATTAAAAATGTAACCAATACCTTAATGAAAATTCATGACGATAATGTAGAACAGTATATAAATGCACATAGATCTTGATAAAGAGTCAATGGTCTCTGAGCTTCAAGGTAGCCTTCTTGAGTTCTGCAAAGTTTTCTATCCCCTCCTCACTGGGCGGGATTTCATAATATCAACACCGCTAGGGAGGGAGCCTCATGCGATTACGATCTCGCGTGCGCTTACGAGAGCAGCGCGTTTACAAATTCCGAGTCAACGACTCCTCATCGCGGTGCCCCCAGGGCACGGTAAAAGCACGTTTCTGGCTCTTTGGGTTGCTTGGACTCTTAGCATTTATCCTGACAGTCGTTATTTGTATATTAGCTATTCAAAGTCTCTTGCAGCTAAGCATACTGAAACTATTAAGCGCATTATTAGCCTTAGGCATTATCAGTATCTTTTTGACGTGTCTATACGACATGATTCGAAGGCGAAAGAGTTCTTCCAAACCAACCACGGCGGCTCCATAGCAGCTTTTGGGTCAGGAGGTGCTATAGTAGGGCAAGATGGAGGACTTCCAGGGCTGGATAGGTTCTCAGGGGCCGTTATAGTCGATGACCCGCACAAGATAGACGAGGCCCACTCGGATACCATTCGACAGAGCGTTATTGAGAATTATAGAGAGACCATACAGCAAAGAGCAAGGGGCGTGAACGTTCCCTACATATACATAGGACAGCGGGTCCATGAAGCAGACCTTGCAGCGTATCTTCTGGACGGGAAAGATGGCTACTCATGGGAGAGAGTCATCCTAAAGAGCATAGACGATGCCGGAAATGCCCTCTACCCAGAGGCATTTCCGCTTGAGTCATTATTGATTAAGCAAGAGCGTGATCCGTACGTATTCGCATCCCAATTCCAACAGAACCCAATACCCGCAGGGGGTGGCCTATTCAAGCCTGAATGGTTTGTTGTCTTGCCTAGAGAGCCTGATATCCTATTCACATTCCTAACCTGCGATACAGCCGAGACCTCAAAGAGTTGGAATGATGCCACGAGCTTCTGTTTCTGGGGAGTCTATGAGATTGAGAACTTCGGAAGAAAGACGGGGGAACTTGGGCTCCACTGGTTAGACTGTATGGAGATTAGGGTTGAGCCCAAGGACCTTAGGGACCAGTTTATCATATTCTACAGTGACTGTTGCCGGCATAAGGTCCCTCCCCTCATGGCAGCGATAGAGAAGAAATCCACTGGTGTTACGCTTATCTCCATTCTAAAAGAAATCAGAGGGCTGACTATAAGGGAGATAGAAAGGACCAGGGCATCAGGCAGCAAGACGCAGCGCTTTCTTGAAATTCAGCCCTACATAGCCTCAAAATACGTATCCTTTACTGAGGGTGCATCTCACGTAACCATGTGCATTGACCATATGACGAAAATCACGGCAAACGAATCTCATCGCCATGACGATATCGCAGATTGCGCCTGTGATGCTATAAGACTGGCGCTTATTGATAAAACGGTATACAGTATAGATAAGAAAGATAACACACGCAGTGCTATCTTAAGTGAGCTCAACAGGAAGTTGGGTGACAAAATAACAGCAGGGAACGCTAGATATGACGAAAGAGGTAGCGGCTCGCTACGGTGAGCGTCTTAAAGACTTAAAGGAAACGGTCGAAAAGGCGAATGAGTACTTCAAAGAGAACGTAAATCGATATAACGACTTCGTTAACTTTGTGTTCAATACCTCAATGAACCAACAAGAGGTTGCCGCGCTTCTCAATACCGGACGCCCTACTCTTGAGTTCAATATACTGGAGGCCTATATAAGCCGACTACGTGGTGAGTTCGCAAAACAGCAGCCTTCCATCATGGTGAGAGCCGCCGACGGTGTCCCCCTATCCTCCTTAACGCCCGCATTTACAGAAACCCTAAAGGTCCTTGAAGGCCACTTAGGCTCCATATTCTCAGAATCTGCCAATGACATGCTTGCCTATAACGTCTACACTGACTTATTGGCTGGTGGCTTTTCGGCAGTTAAAGTTTTCACCGAATATGTAAACGAGATGTCATTTGAGCAAAAGGTATGCGTTGAGCGAGTCTTCGACCCTACCCTATGCTTCTTTGACCCGTTAGCACGAGAATCTCACAAGGGCGATGGACGCTTTTGTGGAGAAGTAAGCCCAATGACTCGAGAAGCTTTTGAGGAGCAGTACGGCAAGGACGCCACTTCCTCTATGAATTTTACTCGCTCGCTGTCAGGCTTTAGTTGGTCCTTTACGAATGAAAAAGAGGACATCGTTTTAGTCTGTGACTTTTACGAAAAGAAAAAGAAAAAGGAAAAAATTGTTAAGCTCTCCAATGGTCATACGGTCACCGAGAAATCTTACAAAAAATTCCTGAAGGAATGGGAGGAAGGAGGCTTTATTGAGCAGCCTCCTATTCCGGTGGGTGAGCCTAGGATGACCACCATAGAAACCATCTGCCGGTATCGCTTCTGCGAAACGCGCGTGTTGGAATATGTCGAGACAGACTATAAGTATCTCCCCATTATATTTGTCGATGGTAACTCAATCACCATAACCAAATCCGGCTCCTCTAGCCAGATGACGAGGCCCTATGTGTATCATGCAAAGGGGCTTCAGAGGCTGAAAAATTATGCCGGGCAATCCCTTGCAAATGAGTTGGAAAATACAATTCAACACAAATTCATAGTAGCCATCGAATCTATCCCAGAAGACTATCAAACAGCTTACCAAAATGTGCAAAAGGCAGATACTTTGGTTTACAATCATTTTCTGGACGCTCGCAACCCCGATGTACAACTCCCTCCCCCTCGTGAGGTTAATCGTACCCCCATACCTCCAGAAATCCCCAATACGTTTAGAATGAGCGACGAAATGACACAGGTGATTCTGGGGTCGTATGATGGAGCCGCAGGTGTCGCTCAGGACAACCTAAGTGGAATAGCCTTCGCACGCTCAGCCCTACAAAGCAATAACGCATCGATGCCTTATATTATCGGTTACATTAAGGGCTTAAACCGCGTAGCCCAGCTTGTAATCGATTTAATTCCTAAGTACTACCGTACCCCTAGGACCCTACCAATCATGCTTCCTGATGGAAAGCGCTCGCATATAGAGATAAACAAAAAGGGCTCTCTCTATATGAACTACGACCCTAACTCGCTTGAGGTTAAGGTTGAGGTCGGCGTTAACTTCGCAATGCAGAAGGAAATTGCACTTAATACCATGATTGCCATGACAAGAGCTTCTCCCCTCTTCGCTGAATTCATTGGCCAACAAGGATTGCAACTCTGGCTGGATAATATTGATATCCGAGGCATTGAAGGGCTTAAAGAAAAAGCAGTTCAATTCGAGAAGCAACAAATGCAAAAAGCTCAACAAGCTCAAATGCAAGAAATGCAAATGCAACAAGCTCAGATACAGCAGATGCAACAGCAAGCTCAAATCGAACAGCAAAAAGCCCAGCTTGAAATGCAGCAATTCCAAAGAACGATGCAATCTCCAACTATTGAAGAGCTTGGCCTTATGTCCATACAAGAGAAAGCCAAGCTGGATGCAGCCAATGTAGCTATTAAAGAGCGAGATTCAGAAACCAAGTTTGTAGAGGCCATGGCCAAGATTGAACTACAAGGCCTTGAGCTTGATCAAAAGGCAGCTCAGCAGGACGCTGAAACTGCAAGAGAAGTCATCAGAGATATCAAAGACATGTCTGATACCTTTGAGCGCGTAAACCAAAATAAGGAGAAATGAAATGAAAGGTAAGATGAGCAACAAATGGGTGGCTAACAAGGATTGTGGTGAGAAAGCTTCAGTCGCTGTAAGCCGCGTCAGAGACGTTAACAAGGACCCTCTAAAGCACTCCGATATGGGTAAAAACCCTCAGGATAAAGGCCAGAAGATGGGCATCCACAAGAATGGGCAGAAATAACCATGGCTGAGAAAAAGAACTTTATAAAAAGCGCCATAAAGCATCCTGGCGCACTTCGGAAATCGCTTCACGTAAAAAAAGGTGAAAAAATTTCGGAAGAGAAGCTTGAGAAGGCCGAGCATAGTAAGAACCCTACAATGCGTCGCAGAGCCAATCTCGCCGAGACCTTAGGCAAGCTTAGAAGGAAGAAATAATGCCCCTCGTTAAAGGACCCAAAGCTAGGACGAAGGCTGGCATAGCGAAAAATATACGTGCCGAATCTGTAAGTAAGCCGCATAAACAAGCTGTTGCAATAGCTATGTCTCTAGCTAAAAAAGGTACCAAAAAACGGAAATGACCCCTCCCCTACCGGCGAAAATGCTATTTTTTGGCTATTTTTATGGGAGTAGACCCTATTTTTGTGCGAGTAGGGCGGTATTTTCGAAGAAAGTTGACTTCATATATGGTCAGGAATAGACTGAAATTGAAGTTAGATAAATTAGGTTAGGTTGAATTTTAACTGAACTAAAAGATTGGTGGACCATCCACTTAAAAACTGGGTTTAACTTTGTGGTTTAAGGAATAAGCCACCGGACTCAACGATTGAGGTCTACCGCTGCACGCGGGTAACAGTGTAAAAGAAAGGAAGGATTGTTTATGGATGAACAAGAATTAAGTGGCGGAGCCACGCCTTCTCAACCGGCTGAAAAGATGTTAAGCCAGGCTGAGGTGAATGCGATTGTAGCTCGTGAAAAACAGGCTGCAGCTGCGCGTGCACGGCAAGAAGCTGAGAGAGAGTATCAACAACGTGCTGAGCAAGCTCAAGCGCAAATGGCGCAACAGCAACCTCAGAGAGAGGAACAGCAACGCTACCCAAGCGATGCTGATGCCGATGCAATCTATCAGCAGGTCCAAGAGCGCTTCAATAGGGAGATGCAAGAACGTCAGTTCCAATCGGAAATGACCAATGTTGCAAATGCTTATCACGCGAAGATGGACTTAGGCCGTAAAGGGTATACCGATTTCGATGAGGTGACAAAGGATTTCGATCCGACTGCATTTCCACAGCTCGTCTACTTAGTAGCAGGCGTGGAGAATGCGGGTGACATTATCTACGAACTCAGTAAGAACCCCCAAAAGCTCGTAACGCTCGATTCCTTGGCAAAGACGTCACCACGTCTTGCACAAGCTGAATTGGTGCGCCTGTCTCAGTCTATCACGCAAAATAACGTGGCTAGAAATGAGGCACAGCAAAACCCAACTCAAGCTCCGTTATCTCCATTGCAACCTTCACGTGTATCCGGAAGCAATGGTCAGATGACGATTCGAGATTTGCGCTCGCAGCCTTGGCTGAGAGGGTAGAACGAATTTAGTTTGCCATTGCTCCACTTGTTAAACGCAAATGGAGATTGCAATGTCAACTAATAACATTTTGCAACAGGTTATTACCTATAACGAAAGTAACCTCGCGCTTCTATTAAACTCGTTCTGCTTTTTAAGCACAGCAAACAAGAAGTTTGTTGGCTTTAATGATTCGGTCCCTAAAAACTTGGGCGATACTGTATCGTTCGATTTGCCCCCTCGTTTTACCACAACGAATTCCTTGGTTGTTACATTCCAACCTGCGGTTCAAAGGGTGCAAACCTTAACGGTAAACCAACAAGTCAGCACTGCATATGAGTTCACTGCCCAACAATTTATATTCAACGTACGTGATTATATGGAACGTTTTGGGATGTCTGCTGTGTCTGAAATTGGTACTCAGATTGAATCTAATATCGCTCAACTTGCCGAAACGAATACCTACCGTTTCTATGGAGATGGGGTGAATCCAATAAACAGTTATTTGCAGCTTTGCGACAGTAGAGCCGCTGCTTAGTAATAAGCAGATGAAACCGGGTGAACTCAGGGGAAGTCTCAAGTAGACAATCCTGATCTAAGCCTCGAAAGAGGAAAGAGCAACGACTAGAGAGAAATCTCGTACACTCAAGTGAGTGGAAGTGCCCGGCCCCTGAATCAGGGTGAAGATATAGTCTAATCTACCAGGCGACTGGTAGCTGCCGAAAGGCGGGTTAGGATTAACGACCTTAACTGAATATAAATGGCAAATGCACTAGCCTTCTTCCGTAACTACGGCGCTGCTGTAATGGATACCAAGGGCTTCTTATCGGATTTAACATTCCCACTAATCGTAAACTCTGGCTTAAATCAATTTACGCTTAACCGTGGTAATGAAGAGGCTATGTCATGGGAAATCGGCGAATTCAGCAATTGCGAATGGTACCAATCTAACCTTCTTAAGACCCACATTGCAGGTACTGAAGGCCAACAAGCTTCTGTATTAACGGTTGTTTCTACTACTTTAGATGCTAATGGTGCCGTTATTGCTATTACCTTTAGTGGTACGAATGCAGCTAATGATGTTAACTCTGTTAAGGCTTATGACAAGTTCATGTTTAGTGATGGTGTATCTGGCCAACCTAACATGCGTTATTTAACTTTCATAGGTCATAAGGTCTCTCAAAACCCTGTGCAGTTCCGCGCTACAGCAGATGCAGGTTCAACAGCCGGTTCTCAAGTAACGGTCAATATCTTCCCTCCATTGCAAGTTAATGCAGGCCAAGATCAAAACATCAACAACCCAATCGTTGCTGGTATGCAGGTAACCGTTCTTCCAAGCCATAGATGCGGCTTAATTTACTCCGGTAACCCATTGTTCCTAGCGATGCCAAGGCTACCAGAAGAAGTTCCATACCCAACTGCGATTGCGACCGACCCAGACTCAGGTGCCTCTTTAAGAAGCTACTACGGGTCATTGTTCGGTCAAAACCAACGTGGTTATGTAACCGATTGCATCTGGGGGTCTACATTGGTAGACGAATACGCTATGATGGTGGCACTTCCTGTGTAACCCATATTGGGCTTTTTGAGATATAATGTCGTTTTCTAACCAATAGGAGACGACAATGACCGAAAGTAGTAAAGAAGTATATGTTGGTAGAGCAGATATGGGGAGCGGTAGAAGTCCTTTTTGCTCAACGTGTAGGCAGCTTAAAGAACCTGGTCGTGAAAACGAAAGCAGGTGCAAAAAATGCAAAAGTGATGCTAATAAGGCACGAAGAGCAAGAAAACGGGAAGAGAAGGGAATGCCTCCTTTCAATTCAGGACGAAAGCCAGAATGTTGCAGATGCGGTGGTCCGAAAGAAGTTTTGACTGCTGGATATTGTAACAAATGCCATAGTTATAAGGCTAGGGCCAGAAGAAAGGTAAACAGAGAAAGTGCTATATTTATTGAAAATGAGAGAAATAAAGTTAATGAAAGATATAGAAACGATCCTGATTTTGCGCTTAAAAAGCTTGTTAGAGCTGCTACCAATAAATGCATCAAAGCTGGAATTTTGGTTAAAAAGCCCTGTGAGGTATGCGGGAATAAAAAGGTTGATGCACATCATGATGACTATCAGAAACCATTGGATGTTAGGTGGCTTTGTAGGCTTCATCATGTTGAACATCATAGAAACGAACTTAATAAATAGGAGACTAAAATGTCTGTAAACACCCCAATTGTGAATGCCCGCGTAGCTTACGTGAATGGCCTTCAACTCGCATGGGTTAGCACTACGACCTTTACAATGGCCGCCGGTGCTGCCTCTAATAGCAATGATATCAATGACATCGTTCTTCCTGCTTTAGTAACCAACACGATTACTTCAGTTGGGCCTAACGGTGTTGATATCGCTGCTGCTGTAGCTAGCTCATTCTACGCTGTTTATGTCATTGGTGACTCAACGGGTTATCAACCTACAGCTAGTTTGATCTCATTAGACCTATCGGTTCCTTCATTGCCTTTTAACTACGATATGTACCGTCGTGTAGGTTTCATCCTAACTGACAGTTCATCTCATGTTCTTAAGTTCTGGCAATATGGAAATGGTAGCTTAAAAGATATGTGGTATGACACACCTATCGCAACACCAGCCATCACGACAGCGACAAGCTACTCAACTCAATCGTTAGCAGCAGGTGTTCCTCCTATTGTATGTGAGGCATTTTTAGCTGTGAATTATGGAGCTGTAGCAGCGTCTGATGTCGTTAGCCTTGCTCCTTATGGCTCAACACCTTCTGTAGCGATGATTACCCTAGGTTCTGGTGTAGCACTTGCCACTTCAGATCAATTCTACTCGGTAGTTGTTCCGTCGGCTCTGCATAGCGGTGTTCCAACCATTGAGCATAAGGAAACTTCAGCGTCAGATACATTGGCTATTTCTGTCGCTGGATATAGAGATAGCTTATAAAGGAGATCTCCTATGGCTTATACAACGAATCAACTCATAACAAACGCATTCTATTCCTCTGGTGTTGTTTCACGTGAGTTTGAAACGGTCAGTGGACAGCAGATAGGAGATGGCCTCTCTTGGCTTAACCAAATCATTGATGAGAAGGTGGTAGACGATGGAATGATTCCATACGAAAGCACCTATACATTCAATGCAGTACCAGGCCAAGAGATTTACTTTATACCGAACCTTATTCAGATTGATACCTTAGTGTTCTTCCTGAATACGGTTCGATTCTCAATGATGTACAACAAGCGAAATAATTACTTTGGATCTAACCGCGTACAAAACATTAGGACGCTTCCTTATCAGTGGTACTTTGAAAGACAATTGCATGGTGGAAATCTATATATTTATTTCTCACCAGACCAAGCCTACCCAATGGAGCTTCACGGGACCTTTAGGCTTCCTGAGGTGACATTGGGTCAGGATTTAACGCTAACGTTGGATATGTTCTATATCACCTATCTGGTATATGCGTTAGCCGATAGAATTTGTGCCGAATATAATTATGTAACACCGCCTGGAGTTACCAGGCAATTGGGTAAATATGAAGGATGGATTGATAAGAAATCTAGGTTATTGGATTTGAGGCTTGAGAAGGTTTCATGCTTGAATAGCCATACAACTACCTATTCTTGGTCGTACATAAACTTGGGCCGAGGTTTCACTCCACCGTAAAAATGCTGATATAATCAGGGAATTTGAATGTCGACAGAATTAGCGCAACAAGCCCCCGTTAACGTAGCAGGCTCCAGTAAGTTTGGAATTTGGCCCAAGATTAATCTTGAGAAAACGTATAACATGTACATTTCTGATAACTGGATGATATCTTTTCCTGGCTATAAAAAAATTGCCTTAGAAGCCTTAACAGGAGAAGGTAGAGCTATATTTCGCTCTGTTCGTGGTGGATTTTTAATAGCGGTCATAGGTTCTGGAGTCTACCGATTAAATGCAAATCTAGCCCCAATATTCATAAGCAATATTGACACAGTGCGTGGAGAGGTTTTTATAGATGAGAACCTCCTAGGTCAAATATGCTTAGTGGATGGAACGAAAGCCTACATATACTCTTATGCAAGTGGAAGCTTCACAACTCAGGATTTGAGAGATGAAAATAATAATCCAATAGTTCCAAACTACGTTTCCTATCACAATACTTTCTTTTTGATTTCGTCTTCAAAGACAAGTCAGAGCAACCAGAACTGGTATGCTTTTGAATGGGCATCAGATACCACTATTTCCGTTTTCTCTACTCAGTCTATATCTACCAAGCCAGATACAGCAATCGCCGCTAGACGCATTCCAGGGCGCGGAAACAACGTGATTGTCCTTGGAGAGTCCGTATCTGAAATCTGGACCTTCACAGGCGCCGAGCCAGTTGCCGGGGTTGATAGAACCTATACCAGGGTATCGTCCTATAACATCGATAATGGCTGTATCAGCGTTTCAACCATTGCAGCAGGCGAGGATACCATAGCTTGGCTAGCTGTAAATGAGGTTAACTCTCCCGTCATCATGGTAACCAATGGAGCCGAAACGCGCCAGATATCAACCGACGGTATTGATCACCTTATGGAAAGCATTAAGTTTCCAGAACAATCTACTGCGTTCTTCTTCCGGCAAAATGGACACCTATTTTATCAGTTAACATTCTTTAACCCCGTCGATAATCTAACTCTAATTCATGATTTTACGAATAATCAGTTCTACCATTTATCAGATGAGAACCTTAACTATCATATAGCTCGAGATATTGTTTACTTTAATGAGAGGTCATACTTTGTCTCGCTCAAGGATGCTTCTATCTATGAAATTGCAGACCAATATAATACTTATAGCTATTCGACTGCCAAAGACGATGTTGGCTTAACCATTCCTAGGATACGTATATGCAAGACAATTAGAAAGGAAGATTCCTCAACCTTTAGGTGTGGAATGTTCACCTTTTGGATAGAGCAGGGCGTTAATAATTTCTTCGATGCGGGTGAATGCGATGGGGAAATGATAACCGAAATTACCGAACAAATAATGATAAGCGAAAGCGGCTTTACCATGCTAGACGAACAGGGATTCTGCCCTCCAGAGATTGATGTACCGCGCGTTGATATGTCCTTCTCAAAGAACGGTAACGAATCATTTAGCAATTTCGTAGGTAGAGATTTGCAACCCATGGCTCATTTTAGAAATCAAATACGCTGGCATAGAATTGGTCAGGCAAATGAGATTACAATTCAATTGAGATTCTGGGGCTTAAATCGCTTCGTGGTTCAAGATGGCGTTTTGGAGATGTATTAATGGCGAATCAACAGATACCTAGTTTACCACCTTTCTTCAATATGAATTATACTGATAAGGAAGGTAATTTAACAGTAAATGCTCAACTGTTTAACGATTTGACTTATCAAATATTGAATCAAGTAGTAGAGTATTTTAATACAGGTTTGCAGTTGCCACGGAAGACAACAGCAGAGATAATCGTATATTCAAATGATGCGAATATACCAAATGGGACATTGTGGTTTAATACAAATACAGGATTTTTACAGTTTAAAGATGGTCCTGGATCTATACGAACTGTAACCAGCACTTAAAAGGATTTTAAAATGTGGCCATTCTCAAATAAATATGACCCAGCTGAAGAAGCAAATCAATATCTGAATCAAATACAGCCTATGCTCAATGAGCAATATGCGCCTTATCTTCAAGGTGGCATGGATCCTTCCGCGCTTCAAAACCAATGGATTAGTGATTTTACCCAATCTCCAGGTCAACGCATGGCCATGGAAGCCGCCCTAAAGCAACAAAGAGGCTATGCAGCGGGTCAAGGAATGATGGGTACCCCAAGTCAACAACTAGGCGCTGGAAGGCTTGCAGCTGCCTTACAGAACGATCAGATGCAACAGTACTTCAATAATAATCGAGATTTATTCAATACGGGATTTGGAGCAGCCCAAGGTTACTCAGGCGACATGTCGAATATTCTGGGTTTACAAGGTGGGATGGCCTACAACGAAGCTCAAAATAAGAATAAAGGATTAGGCGACATATTGGGCACACTTCTTAAGACTGCGGGTGGTGCTGGAATGGGTTATGCAACGGGCGGATGGCCAGGCGCTATAGCAGGCGGGTTGGGTGCATTCTCAGGCGTAGGCGCCGATAGTAGCGGAAATAATAGCGAATTCATGAGCAAGTTTTTTGATAATTTAGGAAAACGAAACTCAACACCTGCTGCCCCTACTTACCCAAATAGTGGACAGCCAGTTCATGATCTTGGTTACTATTCCCCTCTGATGAGATATTAAGGAGATAAGGATGCCATTTAACCCAAATAGTTTTTCAGCAGGCGCCTCATTACCCGTTGTGGGTCTTCCCTGGATACGGGATTTGCATGAGAACCTTCAAAAAGGCATGCAGACCTATAATATGCCTCAGCAGGTTAGACAGGAATTTGAAGCTAAACAACTTGCTAATGCTTTATCAAAAGAACAAGCTTTGCAGGCCCAGGCTCAAACTCCGTATGCAGCCCAGAATGCTGCAAGTAATGCATCCATACTACAGAATACAGCGGCATATGCTCCTAGAATGTCAGAAGCTGAAATAAAAAAATTGGAAATGTTAGGTATGTTAGGTGGTATGCAATTTCCAGGAGGCATGGGTCTTGTTCAAGGAGAAGAGGCCGCCGCCAAGATGTATGGAAGGGGAAGCCCACAATATAAAAGAGCAGTCGCCTTTAACGATGCGCTTGAAAGGCAACGCTTGATGTCAGGTACGCCAGAATCTACTAGGCTAAGGGAAGACAATGAAAGGATAGCTCAAGATCCAAATATTCCAGCTGCAGACAAAGCAACTCTCATAGCTCTTAATAACGCAAAGAATGAAAAGAACTCTGTTAATGCTGAATTAGCCGTAATGGGTGTAAGAGCTGAGATTACTGAGATGGGTTTTGACGAGCTTTTAAAGCCTGAAGTTTCTGAAGCTCTCACTGTTTATTCAGGGCCTTATGGATCCATTGAGTATGGGATAGATCAATTCACAAAGACGGTTACCGGTAAAACCCCTGAAAGGTTGTTGGCTCATCGCCATGCTGTAACAACCGCAAAGAATACAGCAAAAAATTTAAGGGCTGCAATTAAAGATTCAGTAACCCCCACCGCTGCTAAAGACATTTTATCTATGCTAGATGCGTCTAGTTTCGATAAGAGCCCAGAGGAAGCATTAGCTGTTTTAAAAGCAACAGCTATGTTTTTTGAGAAAGAAAAGCAAGCTATTGACGCAGCCACAGGAAAGTTTAAAAAGAAAAAACCATCTGCTCAAAAAGGATTTACGGTTAATGAATCTGATTGGGAGTTTAAATAATGACTATCATTCATTACAAAGGTGAAGATGTAGAAGTAGGCGATTTGCCAGAGAATGCAACGTCAGAGCAAAAACGGGCTGCATTATTTAAGGCCAGACCTGATGCCGAAGTTGCTTATAAAAAATATGTAGCAACCAAGCAAGGCGCGCCCAAACCAATTCCCGCAGCTCCTCTCTCGGAAACTGAATCAAAGGTGGCTGAGGATGTAAAGAGAATAAACGAGGGTCAACTTCCTATATCGAAATCTGCAAATGCCCCACGTCGTCCTGAGGGTCCTAGAGCACCAATGACACCACAGCAAGAGCGGGCATCTAAAACAGGTAATTATGGAAGAAGTGAAACGGTAGATAGACTATTTAAAAACTTAGGCGCAGGTGCGGCAGAAAGCATACACAATGCAGCTTCAAACCTTCCTGATATCTCAGGCGGAATGCCAGAGAGAGAAAAATTATTAAAACGTTATCTGAAACCACAAGAATCTGAAAAACTTAAATATCATTTAGGCAAGCAAGAAAGGCCAGATTACCAACAGAAATTCGGAATCAATGAATCTAATTATAGCCCTGTTACTCAAAAGATTCCTGAGTTAGCAGCTATGTTATTAACGAAACGGCCTCCTTTGTCTAATTTAGCAGCCAATGTTCCAGGGGTAGCTGGTGGATTAGCTAGGACAGGACTCAATGCTGCTTCAGAATTTGGCACACAAGCCTCTCTAGGCGCGTTATTCAATCCAGAAGATAAAATGGGGCATGCAATACCTCAGGGCACATACGGAGCAGGCGGAAGCGTTTTAGCGGATGCTTTAGCCTCAGCGGATCCAAGATTAAGATTTCTTAAAGCTGCTGTTCCTTTTGCGGGAGGTGGTTATGTGGGTTATAACTTACCGGGAGAAGAGGCGCCCGCGTGGAAAAAAATTGGAATGGGAACAGGAGGTGCTCTTTTAGGTTTAATGGGGCCTAATGCAATTCGTAAACTCCTAGGTGGAGATTCTGGACACTATGCTAGGCCCTACGCTCAAAAGATCATGAGAACTATGACTCCTGAAGATGCGGCAAGATTGTCAGAGGCTGAAGCAGCCGGAAACAGAGCCGGAATAACCAGTCAGACATTAGGTCAAAAGACGCAAAATCCAATCCATTTGGAAGGTGAGAAAAAGCTTGGAACAAATGAGGTCAATGTTCAGAAGTTCAGGGAGAATCAAGAAAAGCAAGTCGAACAAATGACACATTCTAAGGAGGCTACAGCCAGATCTCACAGACCGACAGATAGACAAATAAAAGATCAATATGCTGCTTCAGATAAAAGTGCGAATGCAAAGCAGGTTAAGGGATCTATCGCAAATACAAAAATTGGTGATCCAAGATTAAATAAAAAATTAATAGATGATCCAGAGTATCTAGCCGCTCTTAAAAAAACTTATGAGGATACATCACAAGTTTCTAGGTACGGTCATGAAGACAAATTTAGCATGGCTAGACAAGACAAAGTAAAAAGAAACCTAGATAAAAAAATAGAGAGCATGGAAAAACAGATAGCTGAAAAATCCAAGGATGCTCCCTCTGCAGATGATGTTCATCGTGTTAAGGAAGTAAGGCAAGCTTTAATTGATACCTTAGATGAAACATCGAAAGGGGAATATAAATTAGCCAGAGAGCTTTATGAGAAAAAGGTTTGGGCTGATAAGGTTCATAATTCCTCAATTGAAGAATTTAGGAAGCTGCTTTCTAATCCTAAGAGTTTTAAAGATCTAAAAGACACAGTTAAGGGTAATAAATTTCTAGAGCAACGTTACGACGATCTAAGGCTTATATTCCAAAATGTAAAAAGTATTGATGTTAACAAGATGGCAAAAGCATTGCCAAAAACTACGTTCTCATCAGCTTTAACCAATCCTATAGAATCAGGGAAAGCTTTAGCAAGGCGTATGTTAGATGGAAGTTATGAGAAGGCTGCATTATCTTTGTCATTGAATCCTAGGGCTGCAAGGGAGCTACATGAATTATCAAAAGTTTCAGACCCAGCTAAAAGGGCAGCTTTATTGGTTCAACTTGCGTTCAGATATTCTGGCAACACACATGCGCAAGAACCAAGCTATAAGTTTACTAAAGAAGATTACAAAAAGATGGAAGGAACCAAATAATGGCATTGGATGCTCACTATGTAACAGACGGCCCATTAGAAGAATACTTTGTAAGTAAGGATACCGGCTTACCTCTAGCAGGCGGAACTCTAACCTTCTACGAGGATTCATCAAGGATTACTCCAAAGCCCGTATACGAGCTTTCAGGCGCCCCTCCTAACTACACTTACACGCCTCTTGATAATCCAATGACGCTAAGCGCGGTTGGTACAACTCAAAATGCTGGCGGAGACAATGTCGTTATTTATTATTTTCCTTGGAAAGCAGATGGAATAACGCCTGATTTATATTATATTGTCTGCAAGGATTCGAACGGCGTTGTACAGTTTACACGTGAAGCTTGGCCTAATGGTGTTGTTTCGGGTGGTAGTGGTGAATTAACTACACTTCCAGTTCAAAATCAGATATCTAACCCACAATTTACCAATATATTAATAAATGATGTTCCTGGATTAACGCCAACTACTACTACTTATACGGTTTCAGTAGCTAGCAACCAAGTATTTAACTTTGCGCCAGACTGGAATTTTATTATAAGTGGAACTGGAACGGTAACGGTTAGTCGAATAGCATTAACTGGATCTTCTCAGGTTCCTACTAGCCCTCCATACCTAATACAGGTTGCCGTAGGGACTGGGGTTACACATTGTTATCTTTCACAAAGATTTAACACAAACTCAGGATTATGGACCAGCACAGAATCTGAATCAATATTCCTCTCTACAAGCATAATGGCCAGAAATGAACAAGGCCTCGATACAAGCATTGAGATGTTCTATAACGCATCTTCTGGCACAGCAACGCTTATTCCAATATTTGATTCATTAATCCCAGCAGGCGCTCCCTATGCCGTTTATACGGGGTCCAGCGTCGTTCCTCTCCCCGCATCGGATGACTCTAATAGCGGAACGGCAGGCTATGTAGATATTTATATTTCATTTGCCCCAAGCTCGAAAGTTAGCATTAGCAGCATCCAAGTTGTCCCAACCTTTGATGCCGAAGCAGCTGCAACTTTTTCATATGATGAAACCTCAGCTAATAGAGATGAAGCCCTACAAGGCAGCTATTATTTACCTAGGGTAACGCGCTCGCCAATTCCAAGTTTACTAACTGGATGGGACTTTCCCCTTAATCCGGCCCAAAAAGGGGATTCTCAAACCGTAGTATTTGGAACTCCAGATTACGTTTGGGACCAAACCATTTGCAATAGCATTGTAGGGAATGTGGCCGTAACCAGAAATACAGCTACTGGAGGTTTAACGTTAACTCCAGCTGCCTCTAATGATGCTATGTATATATTGCAGTATCTTACAGGTGCCGAAGCTAAGGAAATGCTTTATACGAGGCTTAGCACCAATATTTCCGCATGGCTGTCTGCCGCTGTCGGAACGGTTACCATAAGAGCTTATTTGTTTGTAGGGACTGCCGCATCAACCGTTCCCACGCTTCCGGCCTCAATTGGGAACACTGACAATGTAGGGGTATTTACAAAATCTGCTTCTGGGTGGACTGAAATACCAAGAAGCGGATTAGATACGGCTAGGGCCCAAGTGGTAGCTGTTTCTCCTACGGTAAATAATGATATCCAATTTACTGGTTGGGAAATAATAAATTCAGGCGTGTTAGCTGATACAAATAAGTTCGCTATGGTCGTAACGATAGCTTGGACAACACCTCCTGTTATTAATATAAATTCCATTTCTCTTAACAAAGGTGACTTACCAACTCGCCCAGCTCCACAAACAAAGGATGAGGTTTTATCTGAGTGCCAATATTATTTTGAAAAGAGCTATGATTCTGGTGTAAATCCTGGCGCAACCTCTACAAATGGCGCGATGTCATTCCAGTTGTTTACTGAGCCAACAGGGGGTAGTAGTTCGTTTATATTGGCTAGAAGCTTTTCAATTAGATACAATACTCCTAAAAGAGCAGCGCCAACAGTTGTGATATATTCTCCTGCCACCTTAAACGCATCAGGAAAAGTTCTAGTAAGAGAGTACTATCAAGGCTCACAGTTAAATACTGCAGATTTCACATTAACAGATTGGTGGGAAACATTCTTTCCTGGAATGAAAGGAATTACCTATCATGCAATTGCTACAACATTTATGTTTCAACAAGTGGGTGGTAATTGGGACGGAACATCCGAGGCGCTAGCGTTCTTGCATTATACTGCTGACGCACGCTTAGGCGTAGTAGCTTAATATTTAAAAGGATTTAATTATGATTACACCATATGTCGCCCAACAAACCGTAACAGACTTTGGACTTAGGTTCTCTAACTTAAAATATAGTTGCACCTTAGCCATAACGACTGACACGACCTTAACAATCCCAGGAGCTGCTCCAAGCTATAAAGCTGTCATTAAATGCATGCCGGCAGGCCAGGTTTGGGTTGCCCTAAATGCCACAGCAGCAGCGCCAGCAGGTAATACCTTTGCGGCAACGACCTCAGAACTCTTAACCCAGGATTATGAGCTTTGTAGAGAAGTAAAAGCGGGAGATGTGCTACACTTTTTTAGTAGCACAGCAACGACGAATGTAAGCGTAAGTTTATTCGCTTTAAATACACCTAACTAAATGGAGGCCATGGATGGCCGATATCAAATGGAGCCAGTTTACCTCTGGCGGTAATGTCCAAGTTGGCGATATAAGCGTTGGCCTTAGAAGTGCCGATAATATACAATTCACGTTTCCAGGTACTGGGATAGGGGATGCAAATGGCAATCTGATGCTTGGCTATACGTCCCCAGGTGTCGGAGCAATCAATCATGTGCTTATTGAGAACGCCGTCACAACTACGCCTCCGTCTATCTCAGCGGCTGGAACCGATACAAATATAGACCTCAAACTATCCTCCAAGGGCGCGAGTAATATCCACCTCAATAATGTGCTCGTTGATAATACGGGAGATATATCGGGGATTGCTACAGCAATGTTCTCTGGCTCATCTAGCGGCCAAGCCATATTGAAAGCCCAAGCGGCAGCTGGAACGCCAACTTTACAACTTCCCAATACTTCCGGCACCTTAGCCTTAACGAGCGCGCTGCCAAGTTTTCCTATCACCCTAGCGCAAGGAGGCACCGGAGCCTCTCTAACAGCCTCTAACGGGGGTATTTTTTATTCTAATGCATCTACAGGGCAAATACTCGCAGGGACCGCTACGGCGAACCAGGTGCTTTTATCTGGGGCTTCTACAATGCCTTCTTGGAGCATGGCTACTTATCCTGCGACTACGGCTGCCAATAAGATTTTGTACAGTTCTGCAACTAATACGGTTAGTGAATTAGCATCAGCGAATAGTGCATCTCTTGTGACCAATTCATCAGGCGTCCCTTCATGGGCTGGCCCTCTGAATGATGGTCAAGTGATTATTGGTGCTACGGGCGGTACACCACAGGCAGCTAATTTGTCCCAAGGGCCAGGAATCACTATTAATACAGCCGCTCATAATATCACTATCAGTGCAGCAACTGGCGGTGGTGGGTTAGCCTGGTCAACGATATCTGGCACCACTCAGACGGGCGTAGCAGGGGCGGCTTATATTCCAACAAATGGTGCACTGACCACTATTGATTTGCCGGCTACATGTAACCCAGGCGATATGATAGCCGTTCAGGGACAAGGGAGCGGAATGTGGACGATTCAAGCCAACACGGGCCAAACGATTCATATTGGATCATCCGCAAGTTCGGTTGCAGGAACCGTTTCTGCAGCAAATCAATATGATGCTATCACTTTAGTTTGTATTGTGGCCGATACGGATTGGGCCATGTATGGACCGGTTTCATCCGGCTTTGTAATTGTTTAATAAAAGGATTTTAAAATGGCTACAAATAATGCACTCAATACGGCAACTGTTCCCTTACCAGGTTCTTTTGGTGGAACAGGGGTTAATAACTCAACAAGTACAATAACGATTGGCGGCAATGTAACATTTTCAGGTGCTCATACATTCACCGGAACATTGACTGGAAATACAAGCGTTACATTTCCAACCTCAGGAACATTGGCTACAACGGCTAATAGTTTTGTTTGGAACGATGTTTCAGGCACAACTCAAGCTGCCGCGGTCAATAACGGCTATATCTGCTCTAATGCTAGCGCCACTACTGTCACTCTTCCGGCGACGGCGGCTGAAGGTTCAGTTGTCTCAGTTCAAGGAAAGGGGGCAGCTGGTTGGGTATTAGCGGCTAATACAGGGCAAACGATTCAGGTAGGTCAAACAGCGAGCTCAACAGCCGGTTCTGTGACTTCAGCTGCTCAATATGACTCAATATCTGTGGTTTGTATCACGGCTAACACAACCTGGGCAACCACAAGTGTATTAAGCTCCGGCGTAACCGTAGCATAAGAGAGGAACTCAAATGCCGATATTAAGTACAAACTTTAATGATATAGCAAACTCAGGCCAGACTCCGACGCTTATAAGAATAGATACGGATGATAGCCTTTCAACGGTTTTGACCGCTGGTTATCTAAATGTCCTAAAAGAACAGAACCTTCCTTTGAGCGAAGATACGGTAGCTCTGGTTAGCACGGGCGTTGGAGTTCATAAAGCTGTAACAGCTTTGGCTATGGTCTTCTCAGCTGGCAATTGGAGCCTTGAGATTATGGAAGGCTACGAGCCTGTAGGAGGAGGGCAAGGTATAAGCTTTGTTGGTTTACCAGGCACTTCAAAAACGGCCGTAATCAATACCGGTTACGTAATTCAAAATGCTAGTCAAACAACGGTTACCCTTCCAGCTGTTGCTCCTGTAGGAGCTGTGGTGGCTATACAAGGTTATGGGGCAGCTGGTTGGGTATTAGCCCCAGGCGCCGGTCAGAACATTCAGGTAGGGCAATCAAATGCGACTACATCTGTAACCTCAGGTGCTCGATACGATGCAATCCAAGTAGTCTGCGTTGTAGCCAATACCACATGGACGACTTCTTATCTTGTCAGCGCCGGTGTAACAATTGCATAAAATGGAGATATAAATGGCAACGAATAATCAATTAAATACTGCTACAACCGCTATCTCGGTAGCAGAGGGCGGTACAGGTGTTGCAACCATGACGACCGCTTATACTCCGATTTGCGCCGGTACCACTGCCACCGGAAACCTTCAACCAGTAAGTGGGACAGGCCTTGCAAACTCGGGCTGGATACTGACTAGCAATGGCGCTGCCGCCTTACCGACCTTCCAGGCTCCGGTTATAAATGTTTTATCAGTTCCTCTAACAGCCACTAATGTATTAGCAATGTATGCGACTCCGTTTCAAATAATTGCAGCTCAGGGAAGTAATACGCTTATCGTTGTTTATTCGACTATTCTTGAGTATATCCATGGGGGCTCGGCTTTTGCAGGAGGTAGTGGCAGCGGAAATGGTCCTGTCCTTCAATATGGAAACTCAGCCCATGCAGCCGGCGACTTATCTTTTATTTCACTTATGGATATAACCTCTGCATCAAGTCAAGTATCGTATGGAGCGGCAAACAATGGTAATAATCAATATCCGCTTGTTTTAGCTAATCCATCCTCGGGTGCTGTGAACCAAGGTATTTACGCTACTAATGATACAGCTGCATACACCGGCGGTACAGGTTCTTCGCTTAGATATACTATTTACTATGCTGTATTGACCACAACTGTTTGAGGATAAAAAATGGCTACAGTTACTAATCAATTAAACAGCGGCACAACACCATTAAGCGTCCTGAGTGGAGGAACGGGGGTTAATACGCTGACTACAGCATATGCGCCAGTCTGCGCCGGAACGACTGCAACTGGGGCTCTCCAACCCGCATCTACCGGCCTTTCTTCTTCTGGATTTTGTCTTACTTCAAATGGTGCGAGCGCATTGCCTTCCTTTCAAGCTTTTCCGGTTACCGTTACAAAACTCTCTGTTAACCTAACTGCATTAAATCTTACAAGTATGTATACCACACCGGTGCAAATTTTAGCAGCTCAAGGCGCTCACAAACTTATAGTCGTACATGCGGCAGCAATAGAATATATATTTAACACAACATCATTTACGGGTGGTAGTTCAAATGGCCCCATACTTCAATATGGAAACACGCAACATGCAGGCGGAACTTTAATTTTCGCATCAGCCCTGGACATTACAACCAATGTAAGCAAAGTTAGCTATGGCCCAGTCAATGGTTTAGCTGTTTCATCCTTCACGGACATTGCTTTAGTATCAGGTACAGGTACATCAATGGTTAATAATGCGATATACGTTACCAACGATACAGCGCCTTATGCATTAGGAAATAGCACTGCACGAGTAACTATATATTATTCCGTCTTAACGACCACTATATAAAGGGATAAAAATAATGCCAGTCCTATCGTATCAAGTTAATGCTCCGGGCTACGGGGGGGTCAATCCGAAACTCGTGTATATTTTTAGTGACGACCCAGTCTCAGTAATCACCGCGCAGGGCTATATAGATTGGTTAGCAAATGGGCAGGGAATCTATACCGGGGATGTCGCTTTAATTGTTAGCCGTCAAACACCTACATCCGTATTTGCTGCGAATTTTTATGAATTTCAAAGGGTAGGGAATGGTCCCCATTGGGATTTGATCCCTGAGTCTGGCGGCACTCCGCCTGTCGATTCTGTATCGGGGACATTACATGAAATTATCGCCTCCCCCACTACTGGCAATGTGGTGGTGTCTATTTCTCCTAATGCTATTCTTCCTGGTAACGCATCAATCAACCTTCCCGTAGGCAATACCGCTCAGCGTGCTGGTGCTGCTGGCTCTATTCGATTTAATAGCCAACTCTCTCAGTTTGAAGTCACAGTTGATGGCTCTACATGGGTAGCTTTAACGACGGGAGGAGCAGGGGCCGTATCTAGCGTAACAGGAACCACAAATGAAATTGTCGCATCTCCAACCACGGGGAATGTCGTAGTTTCTATAGCCAGCAACCCTGTTCTCCCTGGAACAGCGGAAGTCGTTTTACCAACGGGAACCACAGGCCAACGCGGAAGCACGGCTGGTGGTTTGAGGATGAACACACAACTAAACGAGATAGAGCTTACAAACGATGGAACAAATTGGTACCCGGTTAGCACTGGTAACAACACAGTTAATAGCGTATCTGGAACCGCTAATCGGATCACCGTTACCGGAACCAATAATGTTATTGTTGATATTGCTTCCAATTATGTGGGACAAAACACCATAACGACATTAGGTACTGTAACTACAGGCACATGGAATGCGACTACGATAGCCGTTGCTCATGGTGGAACATCAGGCACCAGCTTCACGGCGAATGCCCCTATCTGCGGCGGCACATCAAGCACGTCCGTTTTTCAATCAGCCGATGATCAATTTTCCAATGTAGGCTATGTCCTTACTTCCCGAGGTTCCGGAAGCACTCCGAACTGGCAGCCAGCACCTGGAGGCGGAGGGTCATTTGTATCCTCTGTCACTCTAAATCAATCTGACATACAAAATATGTATGCGAGTCCGATCCAAATAGTAGCAGCTCCCGGAAGCAATATGCTAATCGTCGTAGATCAGGTTGTTTTTCAGTATAACCTAATCTCCGGCGGCCCAACATTTGGTGGAGGAGGAACAACAGGGCTTCAATATATTAATGCTGCGCATGGAGCTGGAACCATCATTGCTTCTTTTCCGGCAGCCATTGGAGGGGTAGATACTATGTATATTTTATCTCCGGATTTAACTTTTGGAACGCATGCATCTATCGTAGCCATAATAAATCAGGGATTGTATTTATCAAACCAGACGGCGGCATGGACAGGCGGGAACGCAGGAAACTCGGCTAAGATTGATGTTTACTATAGGATCGTATCTACGATTTTTACATAATGAGTCACGCAATTATTAAAATAATGGGGGTATTTATGTCTCCAATAACGATGATAGTAGCAGGCACTTTATTTGTTTCATGGAGTGCGGTTGTAATTTATTCGAAACTTTTTAATAAAGATGAATCGGGTATAGAAAAAAAAATAGAACATGTAATAGAGCAAGATATTGAGAACGTTTTAAATTTACCATCAGGAACGATGGATGGAAAATTAGATTTTATGGTGCAGTCTCCGGAAGAGCCTGCTGAGACTAAGGAAGAAAATAAATAAGGAGATTGAGATGAGCATTTTAAGTTTTAACATTAACGAACCTGGTCAAGCTGGCGTTTTCCCTCCCATGATCAGAATAAGCACCAATGACACATTAGCCGAAGTAATGGCAACCGGATATTTAAATGGGCTACATGAGGAAAATGTTCCCCTTGTAAGCGGTATGATGGCGCTTGTTGGAACAAAAACATCACCTAGTTCGCCTTACTCATCTAGTAGCTGGCTTGATATTCAATTCTCAAATGGAAATTGGAGCCTAGTGTCAATTGGTGTTGCACCTGGAACTATACAAACACCCACCATCGCAAATCATATTGCTGTGTTCTATGATACAGCAGGTAGTTTAAAAGATAACGTTTCTACAGCGATTAACGGAGGCAATATCCAAGCTGGCCTTTCAGGAACTGCTGGCTATCTTGCATCTTTTCCTTCCGCTGCAACTTCTGGCTCTTTGCGCGTTGCTGCAGTTGCTAATAGCGGAGATTATGTTGTAGATATTTCCAATGCTTCTCACGGACAAGCAACAACCTACGTTATTCCTGATGTGGGCAATGCAAATGGTAGATTATTAGCTGCCGCAACGGCGACTCCATTTGTAGCCAATCACATTCTAACCGCTTCAGGAACGGGTGGTGTTGTATCTGATAATCCCGCGACCGCAATACAAGGGGGCAATTTGCAGGCAGGACTCAGTGGAACTGCAGGTTATGTTGCTTCGTTCCCGTCTGCTGCAACAAGTGGATCGCTTAGATTGACTGCAGTTGCTAACAGTGTTGATCAGGTTGTAACAATATCAAATGACTCACACGGTCAAGCAACGACCTACAGTATCCCCGACGTTGGAAATGCTGCAGGTCAAATACTGGTAGGAGCAACAGCAACGCCGTTTACCTCAGGACATTTGCTATCGGCCTCTGGAACCGCTGGTATTGTAGCAGATTCAGGCGTCGCAACAAGTGCTGTCCAGTTGAGCGCAGATATCAAGGCGGTTACTACTGGTAATATTGGTGGAGCAGGGGCTGGACCACTAACTGTAACGCAAGCAGCTTGCACTTCATCGAGCGTTATATTATGCTCAGTACAATCATCAAGCAACCCCTGTTACGTAATTACAATTGTCCCTGGAACTGGCAGCTTTACTGTCACGACCAATACCGATCCAGGTGCATCTCTCATATTGAGTTACGTTTTATTCGTTGCTGCCCAGTAAGGAATTTTGGTCAGGAAGGGGAGCCTCAGTGCTCCCTTTTTTTAAATAGAAAAAGGAGAAAGGATATTATGAAAAAGGTTGGTTGGTTCTTGCTTGCCGTTTTAATTGGTTTTTTTTTAGTTGTTACGGTAGTTTATAGCGAATATGAATACGATGAAGAAAACCAACTTATTTCTGATATCGATGATGACGATCCAGGCTGTCCGACGTGGCTAGTTAACCTGTCTATAGCCTAGTTAGAATTCTTAAAACCTGTAGATAATTGTGGTGATTATAGTAATAATCACCATTATCAAAAAGCATGGCTACTCACTAACTTATTTAAGTTTGTTATCTGGTGTTAACTTGTGAACGTTGTGAACTTGTTTTTTGATGATGTTGGTTCATGAAGATATCGAGCAGAAGTGGGTATCTGTAGAAATCAACATGTATAGAAAGAGATAATTTTCTATACACGATGAAGGGAACATGTATAGAAAACTGCAAATATCTATACATGATTCGATGAGTAATTATACAGTACTCAAAAGAAATATTAAACCATTAAAGCGTCTTGTACACGCTTCAACGGCTAACTGCAAAGCATACAAAAAGCATTATGAATCATATTGATTGGAAAAGCAAATTAGGACGGCTAGCAAGGTGGAGTGGGAACCTTACTAGCCTGGGAGGGGGTACTACACATGGACATACTCAAGGAGGAATATGTCCTTTAACCATAGCACCCTATTCGATACCCGTCAAACAAAACCCCAAATATGGAAATTAGGACCCCAAATTGAAAAATCGGTACCCCAAATCGAAAAAAGCCTACCCCAAATATTATGATATTTTGTTATGTTGGGTTTCTAGTTTTTTACATTCTGTTACAAATTTATTATATTTTTCTTCATCATCTGTCAAAAAATCTATCGGTATTTTATCTAGTTGGTTTATATCCACAAAGAATTCATCATCTTTTTGTTTTATAAGATCTAGGAAGTGTTCATTTATTTTAATTTCTAGTTTGCTTATTTTAAGAAAAACCAACTTATCTACTATTCCTCCTATTAGCGTATTCATGTTTTTCTTTTTAAAATCAAGGTATGGAATTAATTTTTCGTTCATTTTAGTTATCCCTTTAGTTGTGCGATTTTTCCGATCAACTGTTCGGAAATACCTAATAGTTGCACCCTCAAAACCCCCGAAACCTAGTTTTGTAGGTTTTGTAGGTTCGATTTAGGCCAACTGTCCGGAATTTCCGGATAGTTCAGTTATTCGGAATTATCTAATACCTCAATCAGCTCTTTGTGTATTACGAATACATCAGGAGCATTTTCAGGAAAGCCTTCTAGCTCTGAAATCCTTTTAGTCATTAACAATATGGAGTCATCTGGAACGGAAAAATTGAACTCCTCATTTGAAAGAAGAGATGCCCTGGATTTATAACCAAAGAAAGCTGCTATGATTTCGTGTGCGTGACAGTTAATTAGAAGGCATCCATTCTTTGCACAAAAGAATCTAAGGTAGATAGCCATCCATTTTAATTTTTCTTTCATAATTTTAATTGCCCAGAATTCGAGGGTTTTAAACTGTTCACTTGTTGGTGAGATTATTTTTATTTTGGTAAGATTGGTGAGATTAAATTCCCCCCGCTCATGGAACGCTTGTCTTCTAGCCGAGGGGAAACTGGTTAACCTTGAGGCAAGTAGAATAACTTACGCCTTGGTTCTGATTTGTATTTCTCATGCCATGCCAAAGCTTCTGACTTCTTATACCAAGTCTTCCCCTTATCCTTCATATAAGGAGGCCCTCCTCCCTTTACGATCTTTGTATCCAAAAGTGACTTAAGGATACCGAGCCCAGCAGCCGTGGTCTCTTTATCAAGATAGGCGTCTGAGTTTGCTTTATTAAAGTTTGCTATTAAGGTTTCGTTCTTCATTTATTTTTTTTATTATCCCTACCATTCGGTTGAGGGGACTTTGGAAAATATCGAAGTAAAGCCAAATAATATTTGCCGTCAAAACAAAACTAACTATTTGCCAATAAAAAAATCCATACCAACCTGTGTATTTAGCGTACGCGCAAATTCCAACCATCAATAATATGTACACCATTCTAATAATATTATAGAGGTTGTAGCGAACGCGCACCCTATATACTTCTGTCAATACATCATTCGTAAGTGGCACGACAAAACCTTTTAATTTTTTGCTTTTTGGTACATCCAATAGGCATCTTCTATGAAAAACCCCATAGTGGTAGTTGCAGCCCCAATTCCTCCGCCTATTACGCACGCAGGGATACTCTTTCCACCTGCCAATCCGCCTATGCATCCG